TTTTCTCTATCTAATTCTTTACCTTTTTTAAATTTTTTCTGTGGTCCTGCAACTTTCATACTAGCTCCATATTTTTCTTTATCACCAGGGCCCATGGCATGATAACTTTTTACATTTTTAAATTGAAATGCTCTTCCAGTATCAACCAGTTTTTTTCTTTCTTTTTGACCCTCTCGCATCATCTGTTTACCAGTTTTAAGTTTACCCTGTGCTTTGTCTAAGGCTTTAATATTTTTTGTAAATCTTTCACCCTTAATTTCTTTAACAGTCTTTTTTAAATTTGGTTTTACGGATTTGATAGTCGGAGAAACTTGACCTTTTCCCATCGCTTTTTTAATTAAGTATCCTACGAATTGTTTCATTTTTTTCCTCCGTTTCTAAAAATCTGTGTACCCTTTATACCATAAATCGACGCCACGACAAGGATCCAAAGGTTTGTGAACCATGACGGGAGCTGCGAGAACATTTCGAAGAACAATTTTACCTTGTCCATAGCAGTTGGATCGTCCGATATCACTGCCCAAGCGAGCACCAACACGGGCAAACTGAGAATTATCAAAACTGCCTCGTCCTTCCAGTCTGATTGACGGGCTTCTAATAATTTTCCCTGGTAAGCTTCATCACCACGGGCCATACGCTCTGCATGCATTAATTGTGCATCAGACATTGCCATCTTCGTCTTCTGCTTGTTAGCGTAAATTTTACTTCCAGCAGAGACGGCTAATTTTATCGCCGATAACCACATAATTAGTACGCTTTAGATTTTCTTTTCTTTTCTGCTAACACTGCGCCTTGACCTTGTACTTCTTCTTCAGGTCCACCAGTGCCAATAAAGTTAAAAGCCTTGTCTGCAGTTGTTTTAGATCTAGGATCTATCTCAACTTCTTGTTCGCCAACTTTAACTTCTTTGATTTTATCAAGTTTTTGCATTTATACTCCTTTTTTTACTCCTTTTATAACACCTTTGTTCTTAGATGCATAGAATATCTTTTCACCCCTCTTTTTGCCGTACTGTTTTTTCATAGATTTCATAATTTTTTTACCTTTTTTGTTTAATGGCATAATTAATCCTCTATCATTACAGCTGCTTTATCAACTCCTGACTTTGCAAGGCTAACTCCAGCTCTTAATTTAGCTAAATCCTCATTTTGATCCATTTTATCTTCTGCAATTTCACCTTGTTGCATCAATCTTGCTCTTGCAAGGTCTTGTTGAGCCTCATCGTTGTCTCTTTTTCGCTCATTTTCCATCGCACGAAGGTCAACTTCACGTGATTTTAGTTTTAGAAGAGGATCATTGTCAAATTGTGACGTAATTTTCTTTTCTTCCTTCATATACTCTTCTGTCATTTCTGCAATTAGCACAGATTTTCTAGATTCCACTTGATTTGTTAGTGCTTGAAGCTGTTGTGCTACCTGTGGATTAGTTGCTGCTTGCTGTTGCAGCATCATCATTTGTTGCATTTGCTCTCTAAATTCTAATTGCACCTGTTCTTGTGCCATTAGACTAATATGTTCTAAAATATTTTTTTGTATTGCTGCCATAACCGCAGGATTATTTCTTACAATGTTAGTTGACATAAAATTTAAGTGAGCTGTTATATGTGCTCGGTGGTCTTGACCAGGAAAAGCTTGAAAAGGTTTACCGGCTAATGCATTTATGTGTTCTAAACTTGGATCCATGGGCATATTTGGTGCTGGTGGTGGTAATACTGCATCAACATCTTTGACACCTATTGCATTATACATATTTCTATAGATTTGATACATGTTATGCAACTGTGGATTTGATGTTGCAATCTGTAATTGTGTTTGTGCAAGTGTAATTCTTTGAGACATTGAAAAAATATTAGGATCTGCAACTGGCACTACGTCAACTCTATTATCAAAGTCGGCTTGTTTTATATTTCTTACACCACCCACAACATCGTAAGGATATTCTGGTGGTAAATATTGTGAAACAATTTTAGCTAATAATTTAAATTCTGATTTCATCGCAGCATAACATCTTTTATGAATTGCAGACATAACTCTTGAGCCACGCTCTAATAATGCAACAGTTGTTCCAACTGCAGCGGCTTGATTACCATCACCCACTTGCATATCAGCAATACTCGCAAATCTTTGTCCTGCTTGTACAACGATACCTAGTAAATTTAATAAAGTTTGTGATGGCTCTTTGTATGGTAAAGGAAAGAACGCATCTCTCAATGATCCACCCGGTGCATCTACATCTTTAAATTCACCTGGTTGTATTGGAGCTGCTTCATCTCTAACTCTAACACCTCTTTGTTTAAATCCAGCTGGTAAATTAGATAATGTTCCTGCATCTAATAATTGACGGAGAGCCGCCGTTGCCGTACGACTCAATCCGCCAATCATGTGAATGAGTCCAAAGCCATAAAATCCTAGTCCTGGCAGAAATTTAAAATGGACAAAATATTGGATTTTATTTTTCTTTAGATCATCGGGCGCATAGTTCCTTCTAATAGAAAGAACTTTCCTATTGCCTTCTTCTACAGTTACTATGTAGGGCAATTTTATTCCAGTTGGGTCTCCTTCAGGTCCAACTTCTTCAAAACCTTCTAAGTCTAAATTTACATGACACTCTAACAAAGTAAAAACAGGTTCATTCTTACCTGTTTTTTTTGTGCCATCTAACTCACGTTCTTTTTTAGCAAGTTCATTATTTGTATCCGTGCCTGGTGGGCCTAATTCTATATCTCTATAGAAACCATTGACTTGTTGTTTTCTTAATTCGTTTTCAGAAATTTTTATCGTATGAATAACTGCCTCCGCATCGTCTAATGAGGTAGCCGTATACGGGACAATTAATTCATCCGCTGGTACAAACTTTGATACCGCTCTTCCCATCGGCACATCGTAGTACACTTTTTTAAATGTTGAACCTGCAAGAGGTAAATGAAATAACATTGAGTCAAACTCAGATTCATATTCTTTCATCTGATCCATGACTAAGTAATTCATAAAATCTTTTACACGAGTTGCTTGTTGTTCTGTTTGTGCGTTTTTAACACCAACAACTTGTGTTCTTACTGGTCCATCACTTGGTAATAATTCTTTATACGCTTGAGCTTGAAACTGTGTGACTGCTTCTGCTAGCACAGGGTGCGTGGCTCCTGAAGCTCCTTGAAAAGGTTCAGTTCTATTTTCATATTTAAATCCTAAAAGATCTAAACCTGTTATATAAGATTGTTCCCATTCTTTTCTTGATGATTTATAATCCATATAATTTTGAACCATTTCATTTCCGATTGGTTCTAATACATCATCAGGTAAAAGTTCTGCTAAGTTATCAAAATGTGAATCTGTTCCTGGTACGTTAATTGCACCTGGTTCATAATCTAAAGTTACGCCACCGTCTTCTTCTGGTATGACCTCGATTGGTCCTTTTGAATCTTGTTGTGCTTGCTCCTGAACAGCTACCTCTTGGATTTCTTCTTGAGAAGGAATCTCTTCTTGTTTTCTAGTGTTCGGGAGTCCTTTGTCTATTTCTGCCATATATACTCCTATCTATTCCTAACACGTTTCATCAGACCTTGCAACCCTTGTGAGTTTGGTCCTGATACTGGTGGTGGGCCTGAATCTACACCAGCCATTTTAGCAATACCACCGCCTGCTAATGGTTGACCAAAAAACAGACCTGAAGCTCCATATAGTTCTTCAGGATTATAAGTTTTTCCTGCTTGATCCAGTGTTTGATTTTTTAATTCTTTTTGATAATTTATAAACTCTTCTGCATTTCCATCTTGTGGGTTTTGTTTAAAATATGCTCGAACATTTTGTTCTGGTATATTAGCTAATTCCATATCTGATCTAAAACTAGGAAATAAAGGTGTATCTATTTTTCCAACAGGTGGTTGTAAATCAATTGAAAGAGGATCATCTTTTGGTAATTCAATATTTCTGGCAAAAGCTTTTAATTTTGTAATTGGAGCTTTTGCTTTTGATATATCATAAGCTTCTTCTAAAGCTCTATCCGCTGCAGCAGTTTCTGCTTCAGAAACCATAAATTTATTTTGTAAATCGTTTTTTGCTTGATTAAGTCTTGTGTCTATATTTTTAA